AATTTATGAGTGAGTTATTATACCTTATCGGGTATAATATAGGTTAATGTATCATATATTATACCTTATCGGGTATAAAACTACACACAACAAAGTATATAATTCATTAAAACGAAATCATATTTGTTTTCGTTTTCATGATTAATCCAATTTTTGTGTGATCCATATTTCATCCGACACGCCCGCCAATCGATGACCGGTGCATTGATGTTTGAACCAAATCCATTGTTCAATTGTTGGACGCGGTTGTTTGAGTATTTCCAACGCTTTTTGTTTTATCTGTTTTCTTGTTTGCATAAGTAGGTTTTTTAAAATGTTGTATTTCGTGACTTGAATGTCACGTCATCAAGATCAATTCGATTTGGAATCTTTAATTCGACCGTAATTGAATTGTCCAACGCTTCAATGAAATGTCGAATGTCGGATCGTTCAAATATTCCGATCGATGTTCCGTTGACGAATACATTTTTGTGATTCTTTTTTTCGGTGTCTTTTACTTCAAAATTATTTTGCATGATTTCCGTGTTTTTATTCGGATCCCAATTCCGGATCAATCGATGAATAATAAATACTTTTGATGTAATACATCCATTCAACAAACGTTTGTGTTTTCCTTTTCATGTTTACGCGTTTGATGGTTCAACAAACCGTTGTTTCGATTCACGATGTGAATTTCGTTCCTTACCAATACGTTGTCCAACATATTCGAAAACCGGATATGAATTTTTGCCACCGCGTCGTTGTGTCGTTTTGCTGAATTCTTTTCCGCCGAACAACATTTGTTGCAACCAACGTGACATCCCGTTTCGTAAATATCCATGATTTTGTTTCCGGTTGGCGGATCGTTTGTGTGTGTGTTTCTGTTTCATTTTTGTTTCATTTTTGTGATTGTTATTGATAACTTAAAATCTTTTTTACAAATGAATGTATCGGACATGTCCGCATCCCAAAGTTGGTGACCATATTCATTGCATGGTTCAAAAAAACCGTCGGTGAATGATTGAATGTTGTATATTTCATCCAAATGAACGCGTTGTCCTTTACTGAATATAAATGTTTGAATCGTCATATAATCGTTTCGCCGTTCACTTGAATGTTTTTTGCAGCGTTTGATGTTTCCAAATCGTCGGTGATCTTTTGATCTTCTTCGTTTGTTTCAACCATTTTCAACATGTGTCCGATGATCTTATCTTGCAACGCCAATTGAGCGTGCATTTTGATCACCAATTTTTCAATGTTGGCGATCCGTTGGGTTGCCGTTGGTTTCTTTTTTAGAATGTTTGGATTCGGTTTTGGTATTGTTCCCATAATTTTATTTTTTTTGATTATATTGAAATTTCGTCCAATTTTTTTTGAATTCGTACCATCAACCGGAATGTAATTTCGCCGGTGTATGGTGTGAAATATTTATCATTCAACAACAACAACATATTGATGTCGCCTTCATTGATTGTCAAACCGCGTCGCAACTTGAATTCGGAATACCAATTTTGATCTATATTATCCATTCCGATCACGTTTTAAACGATGATTGTTGTGTTCCGATAACCTATCACCAAGTATGTAAGACAACGCAAACGTGACGCGCCGGTACGCGTACATGAAATGGATCATTGGAAACGCTTTTTGAATCCCACGAAATGAATGATCATAAGTTTCCAATAATATTTCGCGATCCGTCCAATAAAGTTCGTTAAACCGGTTTATCAATTGTTGTTCAACGTCATCCGGTTCAAAAACCGGATCATTATATGTTAGCTGCAATTCATGTTCATCAATAGAAATTGCCTTTTGTTGACGGCGATCCATTAAAAACACATTCATTAACGTTTTATAAACAAATGATGAATTGACATCGTCATATTTCAAACATGAAATATACATTTCTTGCACCATGTCTTTTGCGAAATCGGAATCACCGCATATTTTGACGGCGGCTTTTTGCCATCGTTCATCTTGTTTTGTCAATTCATCAATGTTCATACAACGTGAGATTAAAAAATATTAGTTAAAACGGCAAATCATCCGGCGCATTTTCCAAAGGCGGTGCGGGTTCAAATGGCGGCGGTGACGTTTGTGCCGGTGTTGATGCTTCAATTCGCCAACCATTCAATGAATTGAAATACTTCGATTCGCCTTGCGGATTGATCCATTCACGTCCGCGAACATTTATCGACACCTTTACATCTTCACCAATTTTGCGGTTGTCCAACAACGCGGTTTTGTCTTGCACAAATTCGATCGCGACGTGTTGCGGATATTGTTCATCCGTTGTGATCACCAATTCACGTTTTCGGAATCCGGACGATCCGACTTCCATTGTTGTTCCAATCACTTTGATTTTTCCTTGTAATTCCATTTTTTTAATTTTAAGATTAAATTATTTTTGTTTGCGCCGTTGTTGGCGACTTTTTAATTTCTTGATCGGATCCGGTGAAATATAGATCAACCCCAAAATTGGATGATACCGGAAATATTTGTCATTTTCGTTTGTTTCGGTCATTTAAATACATTTTACATGTTCGGATTGTTTTTTCAATATCTGAATGGAATTCACCTTTTTTTCGGCACCGGACAATTCGTTTGATGATATCAAATTCATACGCATTCAATCCATAATTGTCCGCGAATTCATACAAATTCATTCCGGTTGGATTTTCATAATGACGGTCATGTTGTTCGGTTGTCACTTTGACGTTTTTTCGTATTGGTTCCGGATTTCTAAAATTACCGTCGCACATATTGAATTGGTTTTTCATACACGCCGGAACAAATTTCCGATGTCACATGTATTTGGTTTCTTACTTCGTGAATTGTCAATCCCAATCGACGAAAATCGATTCGGTGTTTTAGCGTTTTAACATTCAATTTTTTTTTCATTGTTGTAAATTTAGCAAATTGTTTCAATATTGATTCTTTATTTATTAACATTTTTAAAAAGTTTTTCATAATAGTAAACATAAGTCGCGGCAATTGCGTCATTCAATTCACCGGTCATGTTGTTCAACGACTTTTGTTTGAATGTCTTTTTGACGCCGTTCATATTTGATTGGACAAACCATTTGTGATTGTTCCGGATCGGATAAACGGTCAAACCGTTTTTGATACATATCGACATGATTTCGGATATTTCCATTAAAAAGGGATTTCGTCGTCATCGTTAATTTTTCCAAACGCGTCGGTCAATGACATGACCGGAAATTGATTTGAAACGTCAACCGGATCCGTTGGTTCGGAATCACCTAAAAGACTGTTAAACGGTTCAATTCCGTTTGCGTAATACCTTCCATTGGTTTCGCAATATTTGAACTTCACCGATTCACCGATTTTTCCTTGAAATGAAAATTTTGTTTTCATGTTGATGAATTCGGTTTCGTCATCAATTCCATTTTCATCATCTTGAAAATATAGATATATTGTGAACCCGTTGTGCGTCATGTTCCGGAAATCTGCGGATCCGGAAACGTCGTACAAAGTAGGAACGCCATACAATCCGGAATCGTTTTTTTGCATTTTCGTTGGATGTGCAATCAAAAAGATCATCACGTTGTTCGCTTGTGCAAAGTGTGTCAATTTAGTCAACACTTCGTTGATCATGTCCAATCGATTTCCTTTTGGCAACAAAACTTTGTTGAATGCATCGATCACAAAAATATCAATTCCAAATGAAAACATTTGTTCGCGGAACTTATCAAACAACCAATCCCACGTCGGCAATTCACCATTGACCGTGTCCGTCAAATATATTTTTTCATCCGCCCAACGTTCATATTCTTCGATTTCATCTTTTCGGATGCGCGGTTGTCCACCCTTTTCCTTCCAAAAATTCCGCCCGACAACCTTTTCAATGATGTTGGTTTGATATAATGACATTGGCGAATGTTCCGGTGTGAACCATGATGCCTTCATGTTATGATCATTGACCAAATTCAACACATACCAATCAACAAAGTTGGATTTTCCATGTGACGGGATTCCGGTTCCAACGTTTAATTGTCCGCGCATTGGCGCATACACATTTTTCAGATTTCCGAAACATGCCGATTTTGGAAATATAGTGTCCGGCAATCCATTTTCGTACAAATCCATTATGTCCGGCATAAGATCCGAAACCTTGAATGTTCCGGACACCGGAAAACGGAATCTTTTTGATACGGAATCTTTTAACACACCCGCGATCAAATCATCGTTTGCATCCTTGCCAACCCATTCAACGAATTCACACCGGTATCGACCTAATCTTTGCGCGATCCGTTCCGCCAATTCGATTCCTTTTGGATCGTTGTCAACCGCAATGATGAATTTTTTGATATCCTTTAAATACGGTTCGGAATTTTTCCAATAATCATCGTTGTCATTTGCGCCGTTCGGAACGGATATCGCGTTTTTGATTCCGATTGTATGCAGCGCGGCAACATCGAATTCGCCTTCGGTGATCCATGCTTCATCGCAACCGATCACCGAATTGATATTGTAAAAAATCGATTTTGTTCCGGATGATTGTGTGAAATCTTTTCCGCCGGATCGATATTTTTTATTGATTAATTTTTCGCGTTCGAAATAATTGAACACTAAATTGTCAACTTCTTTTCGGATGCGCGGTTGATACATTTTTTCTTGTGTCCAACCCAATTCGATTGCGACGTTTTGCGGGATCATTCGAACACCTTCCAACCATTTAACCAACGAATCCGATAACGTTGTGTAATTGCGCCAATTTTGTGCCGGTACGCTATATTGAACAACATCCGGACGTTGCGATTCGGCGTCATCTTTGAACGTCAACGCTTCACAATAAAAACATTTTCCAAATCCGCCGTTGTGATTAATCACCAATGACCGATCCTTTTTGTCGGATCGCTGCAAATCACATTCCGGACAACGCAATTTTTCTTTTCCGCGTTGTTTCTTGAATTCCAACGATTCCCAATTGATAAAATTATACATTTTTTTCTGCTTGTTTTTTAGTTGGAAAAAATTTGGCTTTGTGCGTTTGTGTATCAACAACAACCCAATTGTATTGTTTTAATTGCCGTCCGTTGTCACCCATCGCAAAAGATTCATTGTAGATACCATTAAAATATGTTCCGATTCCGTCGCGGTTGTCAATTATGATTTTTGTGTTTTTCATTCCGTTGTTGTTAAATTAATTCCTTTGAAATTATCACATCAACATCCAACGCGATGAATTCTTTGATTTTTCCGTTTTTCATCCAACAAATCGAATCAAAACCGTTTGAACGATATTCATCAAATGATTGTTGTGTGATGTTGAAAAAATTGTATTTCTTGATTTCGTTGTCATGAATCGTCAATGTGTTTTTCGGTTTCAATTCAACCATGTAAACCAAGTCACCAAACGTTTTGGCGTCGCGTTTTGTTTTGGCGAAATACACACCAAATCCACATATTCCCTTGATACGGAATTGATTACGGATTGTTCGTGTTGTTGCGTGATATAATTTCATACACAAATATACTTTTTATTACTGAATAAAAAAACTTTTACAATGAAATTCTTTTTTTTGGATTTGTTTTAGATTTGTTTTTTTTATGCCAACTCAAAAAATGTGTGCAATAATCTTTGAATTGTTTTGTTTCAAAACCGGTTCCGATCAACCATTCATTGAATTGTTCCAACCGATCCGGAATTTGATCCAATTCGATGTCATTTTTTGGATTTTTAGAAACCGCATTCATGATGCGAATATTTGACAAATAATGATCCTTGCATGTTTCAACCGTCAAAATTCGATCACCATTGGATGACGCCGGTGTTTTCTTTTCTTCGTCATCTTCTATTCTGTTTTCTTCTGTTTTCTTCTGTTCTCTTATGGTTTCGATTTGCTTTTGATTCGGTTTTGTATTCGGTTTTGTATTCGGTTTTTTTGGCGGGCGTCCGCCGCGTGATCCGTTCGCTTTTTTAATCTCCCACTTTTCCATATTTGATGTCAATGGATCGCAACTAAAATATTTTCCATTGATCGTAAACAAACCAATTTCAACACATGCATTGAACCAATCCAAAAATTTCGCCGGATCTTTATGTCCAATTATGTCACACAACAACCGCAATGAATCCGGATCTGATTCGAATTTGTATCCATTTGTGTCGCGCAATATTTCGATGACATCCCAATAAATTCCTTTTCCTTCGTGTCCAAATTTGAACGCCATTTTCCGCATTTTCAAACCGCGTCCGGCGGATGAATCATGTCGGAACCAATATGAATCTTTTGTTTGCATATTTTAGTTTTTTAAAGTTGTGATTTCCTTTGTCTTAAATTCCGGATAAAATTCCGCCGATTTTTTCATTTTGATGAATGGTTCCAACCGCAATTTGATGAATTCATCGCGGTGTTCGACCGGAACTTTTTGAACGGCGGCGTTGTATATTTCATCCGGTGATTTGGATCGGTTGACTTCAATAAACAATTCGCGTTTCAATTCCATGATTTTTGCCGTCAACTTTGCGGTTGATTGTTCAATTTCTGCATTCATCGCGGCATTAACTTCGTCCGCGCGTTTTTCTTCGGCGGTTTTGAATAATGATCCGACAATTGTTTCACAATTCGCGTATAAACATCTAAAAATTTCGTCCGTCATGTACACATCAAATTTCCTTGAAATGGCATGAATGACCGTTGCGTGATTCAATGGTGATCCGTTGGACGGTTTCATGTACATTCCAATTTCCGACTACGTTGTTTCCGGAAAATGTTTCCGGATCAATTTCATCGCCATGCATCGCGCATACACGAATGGTTCTTTTCGGGTTTTTGTTAAACAATCTAAATTGTTCACTTCGTTAACTACTTCAATAATATTCCAAATGTGTTTGTTTTTTAATTCCATGTTGTTGTTTTTTAAATGCTTCGAATTTGTAAATTTAATTTCCGAAGATCGTTAATAATTAATTTTTGTTGATGTGTGATTCGACCATCATCGTTTGTGAATTTCATCGCGGTTTCGATTTGTGCGTTGACCATGTCCATCGCGATGATCTTCGCCGTGATAAGATCAACACCGGATCGTTGGCGGATCCGGTTGATCAATATTTGTGCGTTTTGTTTAATCATTTCCGGTTGGTTGGTTCAAGTCTTGTTTATAATTCGCAACCGTCACACCTAATAATTGACCGGCGGCGTTGTAAACCGATAATTGACCGGACGCATCCAATTCAGAATGCGTGTCCAAATCTTCTAATGTATATTGAATATTATTTGTCATTATATTGATTTTTTTATTTAATACTTAAATGTTCAAATTTATGAATATGTAAACGGCGGCAAAATTACTTCCAAATCGTCATTGTTAAATCTTCGCCCAATCGATCTAGCGTGTTTTTCGTAGTGTCGCAACACTTCGTCCGCTTCGGCGTCCGTTAAATCTTCGCAACCGAATCGTTCTTGTACGGCGCACATACTGTCCAACATATCAAGGATCATGTATTTTGCGATTTCATTTGGTGTCGCTTTTCGGTTTTTTGTATTATTCCGAATGTACGTTTTTTTTGTGTTTTTCATTTTGTTGTTGTTTTAAAGATTAATAATACGCAAATCTACACAAATTGTTGATAAAAAAAAACTATAATTCAGAAATTTTTTCAAAAAATTCCAATGCGGACGTGATGACGATATATTTCACACCAACCAACGCCATGTCGTCGGCGCATTTCTGTTCGCCATCTTCTAATTTCTTTTTATGATCCGCCTTAATTTCGACCGGATATAATTTTCCTTTATATCCAACCAAGATGTCAAACGCATTTTTCAATGTGTGCGTGTGCAAAACAAAACATCCAACGGATCGCAATTTTGTGACGATTTGTTTTTGGTTTGAATCCGCCCGCGAAAACTTATAATTCATATCAACTTATCTTTGATCTTGTGACACCGCCTTCCAAGAATTTCCAAATTATCTAAATTCCAAATCTGTTCGACACATCCGTTTTCCTTTGCTTGTTTGCGTGAAATGGTGTGTGAAACGTCGATCGGTTTACAATCATTCCGTTTGCAGCGTGTACAATAATTGAATCCATCATTGATGAATTGGATTTCCAACAACAACCGCGCCGCCGCATCCGATTTGCGGTTGATTTGCGCGGTTGTGTATCTATTACCTTTGGAATCCGAATATGTCGGCTTATTCATCACAAAAATGATTCAAACGCCATCGTTGTCAATACTTCCGGATAATCATTTTTCAATCCATCCAATTCATCTTCGGACAATTCGCGTCCGGAATCAATCATTGTTGCGGATAAAAAATATGCGTCGCAAAATTCCGGCGCGTCGTTTGGATCAATGCCGGCAATTTCTATGTTTTTAATTTGTGTAATGTGTATCATGGTTTTGAATTATTATTGTATTTGATATATTCGTTTTTTAATACTTCGGCGTCAAGTGCTTTGTAGTACAACTCGCGGAATACGGAATCCTTCATCAATTCTTCCGTGTCCGGAACAACCGCGAATTTCTTCACCGTGTAATTTGCGGATAAATGTTTTTTCAGAAAATGCGCGGAATGTTCATCCGCGCATTCAATTTCGATTTTTACAATCATGATTGTAGTTTTTTAAAGTTAGTTTCCAACGTTGCCCGTTGTTCCGGTGACATGCGACATGCATTCAAAAACGTCGGAATATGTTTGAAATTTTCATATTTACTTAAATTCTCAATTTGTTCCGGTGTGATCATTGGTTTTGCGGGTTTCGCCGGTTCCGGTGTTTTGATTTGGATCGGAACCGGTTTTGATGCGTGATTTCCGTCATCGTCAACCGCTTGCAATCCCAAAAGTGATTGTAAAGTGTATCGACGAAAATACGTGATCGCGGATCCTAATTGTTGCGGATTGTCGATTTTTGTGAATTGGATCACCGATTCAACAAATTGTCCGGATTCGGTGTCAATGATTTTTGTGATCACTTGATTCAATTCGTTGATTGGTTGCAACAACAACAATCCATGTTTTTCCAAAATTGGTTCAACGTGTTCCAATAAAGAATTGACATCAAAATATTTCGATTTGAAAAATGGATTCGTTGAATCCTTTGAAATTTTTCCGATTTGTTTTTTTGCTGCGAATAATTTCGCGTAAATTTTTGTGTTTTCCATTTTATTCATTTGTTTTTACTGTTAAAATCTTTAATTTCTTTTCCGTCTTGTACGCCGGCGCAATATTGTTTGAATGCCAATCCCAACAAAATATTTTTAACGGCGTTAAACAACGCCGAATCGCTTCGGATAAGTGTTCCAAGTTCGGACACGGCGTTGTCAATTGCTTTGTTTTTCGGTTGTTCCAATTTATTATAGATATACTTCGAATGATTCGTCAACCGCGATCAAATGATCCGCGTCGATAATCATCCGGTTCAAAACGGTAATCATTAATCCGGCGTTGTCAATTGATAAACGCATCGCATTGGATTTGTTTGATGTCCAATATGTCATTTGTTTTGTTTCACGTTCAAAAAATTGGTTTCTGTTTTCGCAAAAAATTAGTGTGTTTTTCATTTTGTCGTTGTTTTAAGGAAAGGATCCTTTCGGATCCCTTCCGGATTAATTTATGTCCAAATTTCGTCTGCGATTGCTAAGATTATTTTTTCTGCAAATTCTTTGATATGTGGATCTGCATTGGTTAAATGTAACCTTCCAATTCGGTTCTCATTTTTCAAGGTGGATAATTGTGCAGATAAGAATTCTGCCATTTTCGATTTTTCCATTGTCGTTGTTTTATGGATTAATAATACGCAAATCTATGATAAAATTTCCGAATAAAAAAATTATTAACAAAAAAAAACACACATCCGGATTGGACATGTGTTCTTTTATCTTATTTTT